CTATGATCCTTTTAGGATTGGTTAACGACACTCCATCGTTACCCACATCCTGGGTTCCTGCTCTACTTAATGTAGAGCGACTTAAGGGTGGTTTAACCGCCATCTTTACTTTATTGTTAGATTTAATCTTAGCCATTACACGTGGTATAGGATTAGAGTCTAAGATACCTAAGAACATTAAATATTTCTTTTACAACAATGACGAAGTTGTTGATTATGTAACTGCGATAGATGATGTTCAAGAACAAATAAGAACTAAACGTTTTAAGTTAAATCAAGATAATTACTTGATACTTCAAACGTTAATTAAACGCGGTAATACTATACTGTTGCACCTCCCAACGCAATCCAAAAGTGGGGGTGCTTATGGTATCGTTCGCGATCAATTATCCGTTCTTAAAAGTTTAAGAGAAATATTTGCTGCGTCCAATTTCGACTATGATGGTCGACGAGTTGAACCAGTTTCTGTCTTGTTTGCGGGTCCACCTAAAAATGGAAAAACAGAAGTAACAGATCATGTTATTGCTGCTATAATGTCTCGTATTTCGACGGAAGAAGAAATAGCCAATTTCTCTAAAAACTCTAGTAATTACATTTATGTTGTTCCTCCTGAAAATGATTTTTGGGATGGTTACAAAAACCAAATGTTTACTTTGTTCAACGATTTTCAACAAACAACAGATGTAGCTGGAACACCTGGTGAAGCTATAAAATTAATCAGATCTAAGGATACTACTCCTTATATTCTGAATATGGCTCACTTAAATGATAAAGGTAATACTTTATTCAGTTCCCCTGTTATTGTTGCCACAACAAACGCTTCGCGTTTTGTTTGCCCTAGTGTAATGGATATTGAAGCATTGAATAGACGCTTCGATTTTGCCTATACGGCCGTTATTAAAGCAGAGTACTCAAACTCTTCTCGAATTTCGGATGATCCGTGGCATAGATCTATTGATTACACTAAATTACCCATTGGTAGAGATGGGGTAACATCTCTCCATCCAGAGTATATGGATTTTTATCCTTATAATCTAAGAACAGGTTCCATTGTTGGAAGTTCCATTACGTTTGACGAAGTTATTAATTTAATTGTAGAGCGTAAAGAAACTCACATCCAACGATTTAATCAAAAATCTAAAGAACTTTTAGATACTATGCATAAACATAAACCCAAGAAAATTTTTCTTCTACCCGACGATTTTAAGAAAAGTATTTTGGTGTCAGATGCTATATTTAACGTTCCCAAAGATTCTCCTGATGTTCATATGGCAGAATTAGAAACTCTTCTTGAACATACCGAGCCACAAGGCTTACTAGATATTTTAAATAAGACAGTAGGTGATTATGTGCGTCCGGACTATAAATTTCATGTATTTATCCCGACTCCAATGGAGGAAGGAGGTACAATAGTAAAAATGCTCGATTATATGCGACGAAATCAGGATGAACCTGATACTAAAACATTAATTTCATTTTGTAAAAATTTGAATACTAAAGTTATAGAGATTGTAGGGTATAGTCTTGTAGACATAACGTCTGCTCTCAATATAATTCATATGCAACAAGGCGATGGAGTATTTGAAAAGATTATAAAAGAAGAAATTTTTGTTGAAGACATATTTATTTCCTCTGAATTCATTGAGCATTTTCAACCATATGTATTTGATATATCTAACAATGCTGTTCAAAAACTTTCTTTGAATTATGAAGATTATTTTTCATGGTTTATGGATAAGGATAAGATGTTTTGGATTTCCAACTTCTTTGTGGTATTAGGTTTGTGGAAATCAGTTTCGCCTCTTATAAAATTGGCGAATACTGTTACTCATTATTTTAATACAAAAGAAGACAATAATACATCAAATAGTAAAGTAAATGTTGAAGCTCAATCTTTTCCTAATTTGAAACAGAAGACGAAAATGGTTAATAAACCTGTCGTCGCTCAATCTTTTCCTAATTTAAAATCTAAGAAAAGTTTTGTTAATAAACCTGTTTCATCAGTACAACCCCAAATGGGCGCTGGTTATGATCCTAACGGTAATAACGTTATAGAAAAGATTATAAGAAGGAATTATTATGTTTTAAAATATAAAAAGTCTGCAGAAACAGATTGGAAAATTTTAGGACATATTTTAGTTATAGCAGATAATATTGCTATAATGACTATGCATTTTTATAATTTCTTTAAACAAGCTATTGCTATGGACACGGATCGTATGACTCGTGATTCCTCGGTATTACTTTTGAAATATTGTGATGGCACGTTTAAAGAATCAGTCTATTTGGTTGCTTCTAATTTTGTAGATAATGTTGCTCAATGTGGCAAAATGGATCAGTGCGATCAAGTACTTGTTCAAATTTGCAATTCTAAATTTTTGACTCATGCAAATATTTTAGAGTACATTAGTGATAAAAATGAAATTTCTAAGTTACCCTCTTGTATTCCTTATACTTTGTTAGTTACAAATAACACTTTAGTCAAGGAACATTCGGGTGTAGCACGTTTAACATCTTTAGCAGAAGTTGTTCATCCTGATTTTGAACCTTATTCTATTGATATGTGTTACTCCTATAATGTCTCTACTCAAAGTGGAGATTGCGGAGCTTTGTTTACTGTTACTAATGCAAATTTTAAATCTAAGATTTTTGGTATGCATGTTGCAGGCAAACCGCAAGTTGGAATGGGTTTCTCGTCAGCTTTTGTACGAGAAGATATTCAAGATTGTCTTAAGTTTTTCGATTTTATTCAATCCGCTGTACCACAGTATAATGGAAATATTTCTTTTCCACTTCCAACTTCTATGGAATTTATTGGAAACGCTCCAAAAGGTGTTTTCGCCGCTGGTGCCACAAAAATTTGTGAAAGTTCACTACATAATTGTTGGCCTTGCAAGCAAATGGCGCCTTGTAATCTTACTACGTCAGCGTTCTTATTAGCGCTAAATAAATATAATAAGCCACCTATTCAAATACAGCCTAAGATTATTGATAGAATCTCACATAGTTTGTTTGATTCCCTTAGGAGTTCTTCTCCTAATAAACTTACCCCAAGACTTTATTCATTTGAAGAGGCTGTTTATGGAATTCCTGGTACTGAATATTCTTCTATTAGTAGAAGCACCAGTGCTGGGTATCCTTTCGTTCATATGTCTAAAGGTGGAAAATCCATTAAAGAGATATATTTTGGAAAGGGTGAACCTTTTCAAATTACGAAAGAAGGGTATAAATTTCAAGAGCAAATTAACCATAAAATAGATAAACTTATTCATAAAGAGCGAGTTGAATTCTATTTTGTTGATAATTTGAAGGATGAAAAGAAACCTATAGAAAAAGTTAACTTAAATAAAACAAGAATGTTTTCTGGAGTTAGTTTAGACCATTATCTTATTGTAAGAATGTACTTCGGTGCATTTATCCATTATTTAACGGTTAATAGGATTCATAATAGTATTGCTGTGGGAGTTAATCCCTACAGTACAGAATGGCATCACATTGCTACCAAGTTTGGTAGTAAAGTGGGAACTGAAGATGCAGGATTCACAGCCGGAGATTTTTCCGGTTTTGATACTGCAGGTAAACGTGAAATATATATGTCTATTTGTGATCAAATAAACATATGGTATGGTGGAACGGAAGAAGACAGTACTGTTCGTAAAATGTTATTTCTTGAATTGTGTCAATCACGGCACATTCGAGGATCTATGCTTTACGAATGGGAAATGTCTTTACCTTCCGGTCATCCATTAACGGTATATATAAACTCTTTGTACAATTTATTTGCTATTAGATATTGTTGGTGGAGAGCAAATGACAATTGCTTCTCTGCCTTAGCAGAATTTGATAAATATGTGTACTTTATTGTTTATGGAGATGACTCTAATGGAGCTGTTTCAGCTGTTGTTAGAGAAGTTTTCAACGAATACACTATTCAAGTGTATATGGCAGAGCTTGGTCTTACTTATACAAGTGATACTAAAGACTCTTTCGCAACAAAACATCGAAAAATACAAAATATAACTTTTCTAAAGAGAAGTTTTATATTTAATAAACTTGAGATGATTTTTGTTGCACCCCTTAATTTAGAGGTTGTTTTATATGTTCCTCAGTGGACAAAGAAAGGTTTTATGGCACATCAAATAACATGTGATTCAGTTGATACTGCATTACGTGAGCTTGCCTTGCACGGCAAGTGTGTCTTTGACAAATGGGCTCCGGTAATAATAAATGCTTCGTATGAACATCTTAATTATTACCCTAAGTGTACTGATTTCTATACTTTGTATGATTTAGTACGTAACTTAGAATTCTTCCTTTGAAGAATTCTATGTTATCCAAACCTTATTTATTCCTGTACATATATATATACCCTTAAATTATTATAGACTTGCGGATAGACGTGTGACGAATGAGGAAAGACTCATAAACCCAAATAATATAAAAAC